ACGAAGAATATTTTATATTGATGTTGGTAACTTACCTAAACAAAAAGCCGAACAGTACATCAAGACTTTGATGAACCGATATAGAAATAAACTAACGTATGATGCCACTAGTGGTGAAGTGAGAGACGATAGAAAACACCTTCACATGCTAGAAGATTATTGGCTTCCACGAAGAGAAGGTGGTAGAGGAACTGAAATTTCTACCTTAGATGGTGGACAAAACTTAGGTGAAATGGAAGATGTGAATTATCTTCTAAAGAAGGTATATCATTCCTTAAATGTTCCTTCTTCAAGAATGGAAACTGAAAATGGCTTTAACATGGGAAGATCTACTGAGATTACCCGTGATGAAGTAAAGTTTAGTAAGTTTATTGAACGACTCAGAAATAAATTTGCAGAGTTATTCATGAATCTTCTTCGTGTCCAGTTAGTTCTTAAGGGTGTTATGACGGAGGATGATTGGAATAAGATTTCTTCATTCTTAACCTTCGAATATGAAACTGATTCATATTTTACCGAATTGAAGCAAACAGAAATTCTCAGAGAAAGATTAGAAATTCTTCAATCTTTAGATGAGTATATTGGAAAATATTATTCTCATGATTGGGTTAGAAGAAATATTCTTAAGCAAACAGATGATGATATAAAACTAATTGATGATCAAATACGACAAGAACAACCAGAAGGTGAAGGGGACGAATTATGAGTATGGAAAAAATGATGACTTCGTTGATTAATAACGATCAAGAAAACTTCAACACAGCATTTGATGCTGAATTAAAAACTAGAATTTCAGGTAAAATGCCTGCATTTGCAAAAGCCGTTACTACTGGAATGGTTTCAAGTGAAAAAGGTACACCACATTCAGAGCCTGAAAGTAGTGATACTATAAATACTACAGATAAATAAATTAGAAAAGGAATATCTCCAATGGATACAAGACTAATAGTTGCAGACATTTTAGAAGGAAATCTTGGTAGTGCCAAGACTAAAACTGAATCACTTTTATATCAAAAGAGTGGTGAAATTCTAGAAGGATTTTCTTCTGCTATAGTAGAAGACGTTTATGGTTTATCATTGGAGTCCAAAAAGAAAGCCAAAGTTACCGATAAGGATGACGATGGTGAAGGTATGGATCCAGTCGGTGCAGAGGATGATGATATTGATAACGATGGTGATTCAGATGATTCTGATGACTACTTGAAGAACAGACGAAAGACTGTTAAGAAAGCCATCAACAAAGACGATGGTGATGAAGAGGAAGCAACCGAGGGATACGGTAAGAAGATGAAAGAGGAAGAGGGAAAGAAAAAGAAGAAGGGTTCTCATAACTGTGCAAACCATGTAGAACACGCAGAGTGGGGACAGGGTATTCCTGTTCATGGTGAACATGCAACCCCAGACGAAGATGGTTATGTTCAATGGTACAACGTAGAGTTTGAGCATGGTATCGAAGAGCATGTGTTTACTGAGGACTTGACTATTCTGGGTGAAGGAATGCACGAAGATCACGATCATCATGACGGTGAGCAGATTGATGAACTCGCTCCTCTCGTTGGTTTAGCCGCAAAAGCACTCACAACTAAAACAGGACTTGCGACTGCTGGTTACATGATGGGTAAGAGTAGAGGGAAGAAGGACTGGGAAAGAAAACAAAGAATGGCAAACAGTGGTGGTGCTGGAATGGCAGAGGACATGGAAATCTACGGTATGTCCAGAGAAAAGTATTCGCAACTCCCAGATCAAGAAAAGCAAGCAGTAAAACAAGCATATAGATCAAAGAAGGCAGTAACCAAATGAAACTAATCACCGAAATGGTAGAAGAAGTTAGTTGCTTAATTGAATCCGATGATGATGGAAACAAAAGCCATTTCATTGATGGTATCTTTATGCAAGCAGAAACTACTAACAAGAACAAAAGAATGTATCCTCTCAAGGTTCTATCGAACGAAGTAAAACGATATAACAAAGAGTACGTTGGTAAAAATCGTGCGATGGGTGAACTCAATCATCCACAAGGACCTACCGTAAATCTTGATCGTGTATCCCACATCATCAAGGATCTTCGTGTAGAAGGTAATGATATTTACGGAAAAGCGAAACTACTCGATACTCCAATGGGAAATATTGCGAAGAATCTGATTGATGAAGGTGCCAAGTTAGGTGTATCTTCTAGAGGTATGGGATCTTTGAAGAAGAACAAAAAGGGAGTGAACGAAGTCCAGAAGGACTACATGCTCTCAGCGGTAGACATTGTTGCAGATCCATCTGCTCCCGGTGCTTTTGTAAACGGTATCATGGAAGGTGCCGAATGGGTTTGGGATAATGGTGTACTGAGAGAAAAGCAAATTCACGAATACCAACAAGTCATTAAGAAATCTTCCAAGAGAGAACTAGAAGAAAACGCAATGAAGGTGTTCAAAGATTTCTTGTCAAAACTGTAATTTATATAAATATTGTGACTAAGTAAAGCCAGTCATAGGAGCATATTCATGTCAGACATTAAAGATGTTGTAAACCAAATTTTAGATGAAAACTCTGAAGTAGAAACTGAAGAGACACAACTTGATGAGTATGGTGCTGCTATTTCTGGTGCTGCAAGAGCAGCGATGCCATTTGTAAAGAAAGCGGTTACTAGTAACACCGCAAAAAAGGTAGGTAAAGAAGTGGGAACTGCGGCTGCAACAAGTGCGGCTACCGCTCTTGCAGCAAAAGCCAAAAGTAAACTAACCAAAAAAAGGGGTGCAAATCCGATGGAAGACACTAACGTAAATGAAGCAGAAATGGGCGTTGTAAACGCAAAGTCTGAGGAAGATGCTGATCTTTATCAAGACGCAGAAGGTAAGCACGCCAAGATCGATACCGATAAGGGTACTGAAGGTAAGGATAAGAAGAACAAGGCTTCTATTGCTGGTAAGGCAAAGGGACCTGGTAAAATCGAAGATCCTACTGCCAGTGGTACACCACAGGAAAGAATGGAAGATGTAATGGGTTCCCTTTTTGATGGAGAAGATCTATCTGAAGAATTCATGGAAAAGACATCGATCATCTTTGAAGCAGCAGTAAATGATCGTGTTGCAGTAATCGAAGAAGAACTTACTGAGTCATATGAAACTCTTCTAGCAGAACATATGGAAGAAGTCACCGAAGGACTTGCTGGTAAGTTAGACGAATACTTAAACTACGTTGTTGAAAACTGGTTGAGTGAAAATGCAATTGCACTTGAATCTGGTGTTCGAACAAATGTTTCTGAAAACTTTATTCATGGACTCAAAGGACTGTTTGAATCTTGTTGGATCGATGTTCCTCAAGAGAAAGTTGCAGTCCTTGATGCAGTTCATGAAGCAAACCAAGGTCTTCAAGAACAAATCAATGAACTCGTATCAGATAATGTCGAACTCAAAGCAGAACTTATGGGTTCTGAGTGTGGACTCGCTTTCGCTGAAAGTTGCGATGAGTTGACAGACATGGAAATTGAAAAATTTGCATCACTCGTCGAAGGAATTGAGTTTGATTCTGTAGAACAATATGCAGAAAAAATCTCAGTAATCAAAGAAAACTACTTTGGTGAAAATGCTATGTCTGAAGATACTTTAGATGAACAAACAACAAACCAAATCATCTCCGAAGAAAATTCTCCGGGTATGGAAAAATACGTTAACACGATCAGTCGTCACCTCAAAGGATGAGGCACTTTGGCTTCCCACTGAAAGCCAACAAATTATAGATACTAGGTAGATTAAAACAAGGTAAAAAATCTAACCACAGAAATTCAAGGAGATCTACGATGTCGGAACTTAATAGAACACCATACGATCAGTTAAGCGAGAAGTGGGAGCCTGTCCTCGAACATGACTCACTACCCGCGATTGCCGATCCATATAAGAAGAAGGTAACTGCCGCTCTTCTTGAAAATCAAGAGACTGCTCTCCGTGAGCAGAACCTCACCGAAGCACCTACCAACCAAATGGGTGGTGGATTCAGCGTTTCTGCTGCTGCTTCTTCTACTGGCAACCTCGCTGGTTATGATCCAATCCTAATCAGCCTCGTTCGTCGTTCAATGCCTAACTTAATGGCATACGACATTGCTGGTGTCCAGCCCATGAGTGCCCCAACTGGTTTGATCTTTGCTATGCGTGCAAGATACAACAACCAGACTGGTGCAGAGGCTCTCTATCAGGAAGCATTCAGTAAGTTCTCCGGTGCAGGTAACACCTCCGCTGGAGCAAGCGTTCATGCAACTGGTGGTATCGATCCAACAGGTTCGCTCTCACTCGACGGTTTCCGTGCAATGCTTACTGCAACTGCTGAAGGTCTTCAGCAAGAAGTTGCAGGTACAACTAATGTTAGTACTAACACCAACGCATTCAAGGAAATGGCATTCAGCATCGAGCGTGTTGCTGTAGAAGCCAAGACTCGCGCCCTCAAGGCTGAGTACACTACTGAACTCGCTCAGGATCTCAAGGCTGTTCACGGACTCGATGCAGAGACTGAACTTGCTAACATCCTAAGCACCGAAATCCTCGCTGAAATCAACCGGGAACTTATTCGCACAGTATACACTAGTGCTTCTTCCGGTGCCCAGCAGAGCGATCTCTTCGCATCAGGTACTTACGACTTAAACATCGACTCCGATGGACGTTGGAGTGCTGAAAGATTCCGTGGACTCATGTTCCAGATCGAACGTGAAGCCAACGCAATCGCTAAGGAAACTCGTCGCGGTAAGGGTAACTTCATCATCTGCTCGTCAGATGTTGCCTCAGCCCTCGCAATGGGTGGATTCCTAAACATCTCACCTGCAATCAACACTCAACTTGATGTTGATGATACTGGTAACACCTTCGCTGGTGTACTAAACGGTAAGATGAAGGTTTACATCGATCCTTACAGTAAGGTTGACACCAACTTCGTATGTGTCGGGTACAGAGGTACTAACCCATACGACGCAGGTATCTTCTACTGTCCATACGTTCCACTCCAGATGGTTCGTGCGGTTGGTGAGAACACCTTCCAGCCTAAGATCGGGTTCAAGACTCGATACGGAATGGTTGCAAACCCATTCTCCAAGGGTGGATCAGGTGCAGGTGACGGACTGCTCGGTAATGGTGATAACGTCTACTACAGACTCTTCACCGTCAGTAACCTACACGGTAACACCGGACACGGACTCTGATTCTGAATAACAGATTTGGTTAGATCTACCGAAAGGGGAGTGGAGCAATCCACTCCCCTTTTTCTTTTATAAATAGTAGTGGAGGAATACTTCTATGTCAATAATTATAGATGGATCTACGGGTGGGTATACTGGACCAGGCATTCCCGATGTCACCAGATCTAATGCTCAAAAACAACCCGATACAAATAACTTTCTAAACACTAGTTATTTTAAATTAGTTCTAGGTAGACTGCCTACTATGACATATATGTGTCAAACAGTAAACCTACCGGGAATTTCTATTGGTGTTGCTGATCAGTTTACTGCCCTAGGTCTTCGTCAGAAAAGAGCAGGTGACACATATAACTTTGATGATTTAACTGTAAGTTTTCTTGTTGATGAAAATATGGATAACTGGACAGAAATGTTTAATTGGATGATTAGTATCGCAAACTACGAATCAAATATTCCTATACAAAAAGGCGGAAATGTAATTGATGAGGCAGATCATTTCTCTGATGCAAGAATATTAGTAACCAATAGTGCCTTTAAAGCAAAGAAAGAAATAATATTGAAGGACATAATTCCCACTAACCTATCTAGTGTTGAGTTTTCTTCTGTTGATACAGATACGACGCCTACTATTGCCACTGCGACATTCGCATTTACCGCTATGACGATAGTTGACTATCCTTCACAACAACCGGGAAATATAGTAGACCTATTCACTCCGCCTGAAAAATAATCTTGACATTCTGTTTATATGAAGTATAATTATTTCGGAGGTCTATAGATATGAACTTAGATGAAATACGACGGAATGTTTCCAAAGACATTGTAATGGATAAAACTGAACTTGATATGGAGTCCATGAAAACTCCTCAGTTACACAATAAATATCTTATCATGTATACCGATGAGAAATTGGTTCTGGGTAAGTTGGAAAGTGATTATAAACAACTCAGAAAAAACAAATGGCTTTACTATACTGGTAAAATGAGTCAAGAAGAATTAGACTATCTTGGATGGGAACCTTTTGCACTTTCCCTTCTTAAAACAGACATCGATAGGTTTATTGAATCTGATGATGAAATCATACTACACGAAAATAAAATACTTCTTCAGAAAGAAAAAGTAGAATACCTGAAGAGTGTTGTTGGTATAGTCACAAACCGACAATGGTTAATTCGTTCGACTATAGATTGGATTAAATTTACACAAGGCTCATGACAGATCTAGAGATAAAAGATGTAGATTCTGTTCACATAAAGATAGAATCTGAAAAGGGAATCGCTAGGGAACTCAGCGACTTTTTCACATTCTACGTTCCCAATCATCAATACACACCAGCATATAAAAATAAACTTTGGGATGGACAGATACGTCTGTTTAATCTCCACACACGAAATTTATACTCTGGTCTATTAGACTATGTTCTTACGTTTGCAAAAGACAGAAACTATACAGTATCAAATAAAACAAATAGACCAAGTGGAACTATAACAAAAGAAATGGTTGATAAGTATATCAACGAATATCTTCAACCATATTGTGTAGATAAACCAATCAAACCACACGAACATCAAGTAAATGCAATTACTCATGCATTGAACAAAGAAAGATGCCTTCTCCTATCACCTACAGGAAGTGGTAAGTCTTTCATCATATATTCACTTATTAGATACTACCTAGATAAAATTCCCAAAGATAAAAAGATTTTAATCGTAGTGCCTACCACCAATCTAGTTGCACAGTTATATGATGATTTTAGTGACTATTCTTCTAAGTCATCATGGAACGCGAAGAAAGAATGTCACACGATATATGCCGGTAAAGATAAAGAAACCGATAAGCGTGTGGTAATAACAACTTGGCAGAGTGTATATAAACTACACACTAAACACTTTGAACAATATGGGGCTGTATTTGGTGATGAGTGTCATTTGTTTAAGGCTAAATCATTAACAAGTCTTATGTCAAAGTTGACTAACTGTCCTATTAGAGTTGGAACTACAGGAACTTTGGATGGGACGCAGACACATAAACTTGTTATCGAAGGATTGTTTGGAAAAGTATTCAAGGCTACCACAACCAAAGAATTAATGGATAAAAATTTATTGTCTAAACTTGACATTGACCGTATAATACTTAAGTACGGTGATGAGGTTGAAGAAACAAAACGAATTACATATCAAGAAGAAATAAAATGGTTGATAACAAATCAAAAGAGAAATGAATTTCTTATCAAATTGTGCGGTAACTTAGATAGTAATGTTCTTCTTCTTTACAACTATGTGGAACTACACGGAAAACCTCTTTTTGAAATGATTAAAAAGGCTTATCCGAAACGAAAAGTGTTTATGATTTACGGAGGAACTGATGTGGATCAAAGAGAGAAGATAAGAAAGATTGTGGATAGACAAAAAAATGCTATTCTTGTTGCTTCTTATGGAACGTGTTCTACGGGAATCAACATTAAAAACATTCACAACATTATTTTTGCTTCTCCCTCTAAGTCTGTAGTTAGAGTCTTGCAGTCTATAGGGAGAGGACTTCGTAGAACTGAAGATAAAAATAATGTAAAACTTTATGATATCAGCGATGATCTTCGTTTTAGGAAGTATATCAACCACACCTATAAGCACATGGATGAGAGAATAAAGATATATAATAGAGAGAAGTTCAATCATAATGCTATCACCATAAGGCTATGAAGGAGCAAACTATGCAGTACAGAATACTCAAATTACGAAGTGGTGAAGAACTTATTACGCGAATCACCGGAAAGCAACGGGGTAAAATGATCCTTGAGCGTCCGATGGTTTTCCGAACAATGATGGTACATGATGGTTTAGGTAGACCAAAAGAAGTAACTATTCTTAGAAACTGGACTCCAAATACAAACGACATTCATACAAAGATTCCAGAGGATCATGTTGCAACCTTCATGACTCCTTCTATTGAGGCAGTTGAATTATATGAATTGGAAAAGGATCAAGAAGATAGAATAGAAAGTAATATCATTGCTCAACCACTTCCTAATGAAAAACCAAAGCCTTCTGATATGATGTCTATGTTGGAGTCTCTTATTCGAATAAAAGAAGACATGGAAGATTTAGAAGAAGAGAGAGAAGACCTATTAGATGATATCGAACCTACTGATCAGGAGTTGGATGAGTTGGATGAGTTGGATGAAGAAGAACAAAACATGATGGACATGGTAACTATGACCATGTTCTTTCCTCCTGAACTATTAACTAAAATGATCAACAGTGGATTGATTAATCCTAAACACCTAGGCGAAATACTTCGAGAGGTACAAAAAACTGATGGTAAGTTTTCTTCTATGTCGGATCTCTATACCGGAGATCAAGAACGGGATGATCTAGGAACTCAGTGGACTGATTGGAGTTCTAACCCAGAAGATTATTTCAAAGATAATAAAGAAGATAATAAAGAAGATAATCCTTGAAACTAGGGCAAATGTATTATACTATTAGTGAATGAAATCTGTCAAACGAAAAAAATGTAAATTTAGGATTTATTATTATGGAAGAAAAAGAAAAACCAAAAGACACTAAAAACCATTACATAGTCAATGCTGATTTTTTTGAAGCAATGAAAGAATGGAAAAAGAATGTAATAGAAGCAGAGAACGTAGGTGAAGGAAGACCTCCTATTTCAGAATACATTGGAGATTGTTTTGTTAAGATAGCAGAACACCTATCACACAAACCAAACTTTATAAACTATCCATACAGAGAAGAGATGGTTGGAGATGGTATTGAAAACTGCTTAATGTACGCACATAATTTTGATCCAGAAAAATCAAAGAATCCATTTTCATATTTCACCCAGATAATATATTATGCATTCTTAAGAAGAATCGAAAAAGAAAAGAAGCAATCATATGTGAAGTACAAGATGTTAGAACAGTCTCCTGATGCGGCAGTAAATAAGTGGTTCAAGTCTAATTATTTTGAAAAGAGTTCTGAAGAATTACCAGACACCATGACTAAACATTTCAATTTATCTGATGCAGATATTCAGAAGTTTACTCCAAAGAAAAAGAAAAAGGGTAAGAAGTAAGTTATGAAAATTGCTGTCATAAATGACACACACTTCGGTGCAAGAAACGATCAAAAAGAATTTTTAGATTACTTCTTCAAGTTTTTTGATGAGGTTTTCTTTCCATATGTCCAGAAGAATGATATATCTGATGTCATTCATCTTGGTGACTTTATGGATAGGCGTAAATTTGTAAACTTCAATACACTGAATCGAGTTAGAACCCGAATCATAGAACCATTAGAAACAATGGGAATAAAACTTCATTGTGTGTTGGGTAATCACGATACCTACTATCGCAACACAAACGATGTAAATTCTTTGATAGAACTATTCTCAAAGTATGAAGGATTTAATATAGTCGATAAACCAACTGTGTTGGATTTTGAAGGATTGTGTGTTGGTTTGGTTCCGTGGTTAACAACAGAAAATACAGATGAGTGTGTAGACTTTATTAAATCATGTCCATGCCCAATCTTAGGTGGTCATTTTGAACTGACTGGGTATGAAGTAATACGAGGGGTTAAGTTTGATGGTGGTATAGACGATTCTATTTTCAAAAATTATGAAATGGTAATGTCTGGTCATTTTCACGGAAGACAGTCAAAAAACAATATTCATTATCTAGGAACACAATATCAAATAACATTCTCAGATCTCGGTGAAGTTAAAGGATTCCATGTATTAGATACCAAAGATAGAAGCCTAAACTTCATCGAAAATCCAAATATCATGTTTCATGCAGTTGATTATAACGACACCGGAGTTCATGATTGGAGAGACTTTGATTTCTCTAGATACGAAGGATGTTATGTAAAGATAATGGTACACAAGAAAACACAGCCTTTCTTGTTTGATCTCTTTATAGATAACTTCTACAAAGCAAACGTGGCTAACTTAACAATCATGGAAGAGTTAGTAGAGGAATCTAAAGAAGAAATGGTTGACATGGCGAAAGATACTGTTACACTTATACACGAAGAAATAGATTCGTTAGAAACAGACAAGAAAGACGAAATCAAAAAACTAATAAGTGATCTTTATATGGAGAGTTTGTCGCTGTGAATATTTTTGTATTGGATAAAAAACCAACAACCGCCGCTCAGATGATGTGTGATAAGCACGTTGTTAAAATGATTGTAGAGTCGGCTCAGATGCTGTCTACTGCACATCGTGTTCTAGATGGAGAACAGTATACGGAGTTGTCTGCAAACAATCGTCGAATAAAAAGATGGAAGTCACCATACAAGTTGATGGAAGATATTCTATACAAAGCATCATTTGTTGGACACCCATGTACCAAGTGGGTAATGGAAAACAATAAAAACTATTACTGGTTAGCAGAACATGCATATGAACTATGCAGAGAATACACTCGTCGATATGGTAAAGTTCATAAGACAGATGATATGATATCTCTTATTCGATATCGTAAACCTGCAAATATTGCAATTGCAAATTCTATCACACCATTCGCACAAGCAATGCCTGAAGAATACAAAAATTCTGATGCAGTAGAAGCATACCGTGCATACTATCTTGGAGAGAAGACTAGGTTTGCAAAATGGAAAGATGGAAATATTCCAACTTGGTGGAATCAGGAACAGGAAGCAGTACTAAATTGATAGTTTTTAAAACATTACGTTGGAAAAACTTTCTTTCCACTGGAAATGTATTCACTAAATTAGATTTAGTGAAACGTGATACTACTTTAGTATCAGGAGAAAACGGAGCAGGTAAATCTACTATGCTCGATGCTTTGACGTTTGCTTTGTTTGGAAAATCTTTTCGTGGTATTAACATACCGCAACTTGTGAATAGTGTTAATGATAAAAACTGCATAGTAGAAATTGAGTTTACTATCGGAGAAAAGGAATACCTAGTTAAACGTGGACTCAAACCAAAACTATTTGAAGTATACGTTGATGGGGAACTTCTACCACAGGATTCTAAATCAAAAGATTATCAACGCATTCTAGAAGAAAGAATTCTAAAGATGACTTACAAGTCATTTTGTCAAGTGGTTATTTTGGGATCATCTAATTATATACCTTTCATGAAACTAACCGCAGCAGATAGAAGATCGGTAGTTGAAAATTTATTGGATATTGATGTTTTTTCTGTGATGAACTCATTACTTAAAGGTAGAGTTTCTAAATGCAAAGAAGAAATACAGTCTTTAAAAAATGAAGTCGAGTTACTAAAAGACAAAGTAGATAACCAGAAGAAGTACATAGAAAAAATTAAGAATAGATCTAAGACTACTGTTGAAAAATACAACTTAGATATTAAAGAAACACAAAATGAAATCAAAGAAATAGAGAATCAAATTTTAGTTCTGAGCGATTCTATTAGTAGTCTAACCAAGAATACTCAAAATAAAAAAACTCTACAAAAGACTATGGACAAGTATAAAGATTTACGAACTCAGATGTCTTCTAAGATAAAAAAGATAAATGATCAGATTGATTTTTATGAGAACAATAATGTATGTCCAACGTGTGATCAACCAATAGAACATAAACACAAAGATTCTTTGATTGAAAAGAATGAAAAAGAAAAGCAACCACTCGACGGTGCATTGATTTCTATGGATCAACAGATCAACGACTATATGGGCATGATCAGCGATGCAGAGGCACTCATAACCCAGTGTAGTAAAATGCAAGAAAAAGTAAACGAACTCCAGTCTTCTAAGAATGCTCATGAAAAGTATGTAAATACTATGAAGAAGAAAGTGGATGATGTTGAGAAAGAAACACCAGAGTCTTCTGAGGAGGAATCTATTCTTTTAGATCTTATTGAACAGGGTACAGAAAAGGTAACTGATCATCAGGAGAAAAAAGAAGAGATGTATCAATATGATATAGTTTCGGTTCTTCTAAAAGATAGTGGAATCAAATCAAAGATTATCAAACACTATCTTCCCATCATGAATAAACTAGTAAACAAGTTTCTTACCTCTATGGATTTCTTCTGTCAGTTTAGTTTAGATGAAACTTTCAATGAGACAATAAAGAGCAGACATAGAGATGAATTTACATATCACAGTTTCAGTGAAGGTGAGCGACTGCGTATTGACTTGTCGTTGCTTCTCGCATGGAGAGAGGTAGCAAGACTAAAGAATAGTGTTAATTGTAATCTTCTCATACTAGATGAAGTTTTTGATTCAAGTTTAGATGGTGGTGGAACTGAAGAGTTCATGAAATTGATTACGACAATGGGTAACAGATCAAATATATTTGTGATTAGTCACAAGTCAGATCAGTTAATTGATAAATTTTCTGGACAGATTAAGTTTGAAAAGAAGAATAACTTTAGCAGGATAAAGTAATGAAAAGTTTTTATGAACGTAATGATCATGTCATAGATCATGAAGTGAATGTGTTATTTGAAGATCTTCTAGAGATGAATCCCAGCCAGTTTCGTGATTGGGTTATACAGATGAGATCAACAATCCAAGAATCATGGGACAAGAATGGATGTCCTCCAAGAACTGGGAAAAATGAGAAAGACATTATTTCTCAATTCAATAAACTATCAGAATATCCAGTTCATAAGTTTACACATACAGATGAATTGTCTACTGTTGGTGATGATGTGATCATAAACAAAGTTAGAATCGGTGTAGAAGCGGACCAGTGGTTCTCAAACATGTTCAAGACACGAATCAACTACAGCGATACAGATAATGGTTATTCAATTTATGATTTAGTTGCAGACGATGAGAGATTAGATCGTGTCGTGAAGGGTGCGATGCGTCATCTAAGAAGAGATTCTTTCTACACACATGCTCTTTCTGCCATAAAGAACGATACAAAATATGGCATTGTTAGTGTCGAAAGTGGCGAAGAGTGGATGAAGGCCTTCTTCAATAGTCCTGAGATGTTTAAAGAACATGATTTCATGTTAGAGCAAGTTGCAATCCGAGAAGGATTTAATAGTGGATACTTTCAGATTCAACAATCAGATATTCTACAACTTACGAAGGAACAAGTTTTAGAATGGAAAGATAAGATGTCATATCGACATTACTCTACTTTTGATGTTGACAACATGGAGGATGATAAGGTATACTCTATACGGATATATAAAAAGGGAAACAGGGTGTTTCCCGCTGCGTTTAAATCTTTTAGGATTGGGTATATTCAACCAGCGGTTAATTTCCCACCAATGACAGCGAAATATTTGTATGAGCGATTCACAGAAGAATTCAAAGATCAAGAGGAAATTAATATCTACGATCCGTCGTCTGGATGGGGTGGTCGCATACTTGGTGCTATGGCCTGCCGCGATGATCGCAGCATTCATTACATTGGTACTGATCCCAATCCTGATAATTTTCATGACGATGATAGCCGCTCTCGCTACTCTGATCTCGCTGATTTTTACAACACCGAGACTTATAGAGGAAATCCTTTCTTTTCCAAAACAAACAGTTACCAACTTTTTAAACTCGGTTCGGAAGTAATTCAACACAACGAAGACTTTAAAAAGTATAAAGGTAAGGTGGACTTGATATTTACATCTCCTCCATATTTCAACAGAGAAGCATACAGCGAGGATGAGAACCAATCATACAAGAAGTATGGATCTTCATATGAATCTTGGAGAGATGGTTTTCTAAAACCAACTCTACAAACATGTGCTGCTTGGTTGAAACCAGAAAGATATTTACTGTGGAACATTGCAGATCTTTTAATTAAAGGAGAATATCTCCCTTTAGAAAAAGATTCAATTGATATACTAGCATCAGTTGGATTAGAATATCAATACACACTAAAGATGGCTATGGAATCAATGCCGGGGCAGAATAGAGTTGATGAAGATGGTATTCCAAAATGTAAAAACTACTGCAAGGTAGAAGATAGATATTTAAAATATGAACCAATTTTTGTATTTAAGAAACAAAAGGATTAGATTATGAATCAAAAAGTAAAGTTAGATTATATTTGGTTAGATGGTAATAAAGTTAAAAACACTCGTAGTAAAACGAAGTACACTTCATTGGATATTATCCAAACCGATGACACAGGCAGACCTTCACTGAAATCAATGAAAGATATTCTACCACTTATTCCAGATTGGTCTTTCGATGGATCTAGTACTGGACAAGCAGAAGGTAGTAATAGTGATTTAATTATTCGTCCTGTTACGGTTAAACAAAATCCTATAGAAAAATTTAAGATCAATTCTTTTCTTGTACTTTGTCAGGTTCTAAATCCGGACGGAACTCCACATGAATCAAATACACGAAGTAAGTTGGAATTAACTTTAAGAAAAAATAAACAGAAGAGTATGATGTTCGGTATCGAACAAGAGTATACTATCATGAATAAAGATGGAACCACACCTTTTGCTTGGCCAGATGATCCAGAAAAACAAGGAAAATACTACTGCGGTGTGGGAAGTGATAGGGTAAAGGGAAGAGAGATTTGTGATAACCACGCAATTGCTTGTATGGGAGCGGATCTTCTTTTCGAGGGAACAAACGCCGAAGTAATGCTTTCTCAATGGGAATACCAGATTGGAGCGGGTGATGCCATGACAGTTTCAGATCACCTATGGTTATCTCGATATATCTTGGATATGATTTCAGAAAGATTTAATGTTTCAATTTCGTATGATCCAAAGCCTGTAGAAGGCGATTGGAATGGATCCGGCGCTCATGTAAATTTTTCAACAAAATTCATGAGAGAGGATTCCAATATGGAGTATCTTCGTGTATTATGTGAAGGTATGGGACAGGATCATAAAGAATGCATCTCCAACTACGGAGAAGGTAACGAGAGACGTTTGACGGGTGTTCACGAAACTGCCCATATAAATGATTTCTCTTGGGGTGAATCCGACCGGGGTTGTTCTATTCGCATCCCCCTAGCAACCATTGTAAAGGATGGTAAGGGGCATCTAGAAGATAGAAGACCTTCTGCTAACATGGATCCATATCAATGCTTAACTAGTTTGGTAGAGGCTGTATCTAAGTCTCACCAAGAAATGCTAATTTCTACATAATGGCGAGGTAAATTAAAATGGCGAGGTTGTCCGTGCAAAAAAAGAAAAGATCCAAGAAAAATTTGTTTGAAAGGGCTTATGGTAAAGAAGCCGATTATACTCATTTGGATCATGAAGCGGATGGATATGAAGATCACATCTACAATGGACTCTCTTGGTATAGAAACAATTCTACACCAAGAGATGAAAAAAGATGGACTCTAGAATATCTGGTAAACAATGACTATTCTACTGATGATGTTTCTTATGTAAAAACAATCTCCGTTAAACTCTTTAGTAATAAGGGTAGATATTTTAGGATGATGGATCGGGGTGCTGTTTTAGGAGAAGACAGAAAGTCTCCTCTAGATAAATTCATCAAAAAGTGCCTACACGATGGTAAGATCAAAAAGGAATCTACACCCCCAAAGAAGAGTGTTCAAGAATATATTAATGAACAGGTTGAGGAATATCTTTCTGCACTCGAAATAGAGTGGGACAATACTCTTTCTCATTTAATCAAGAAAGAGACGGTAACATTCTCGATGTACTCTTGGTTAAAATCTAATAATGTGAAAACAGTACAGGTGAAGAGAATAGGTGAATATTGGAAACCAATGGCAGACGAATTACTATCTGCTATAAATAAAGAGGATCCCCAACTTGTCGAGGGGTATTCCTATGTTGGTCGTGTGGTTCTTAAAAAGATGCACAAAACATTGATTGAATGGATATCTGATTGTGATAAATTCCATCAAGAAAAGAAAGCCACACGAAAGAAGAGAAAGAAAAAAATTAAGTGACAGACTACATTAACAATCCCCGTGGTGAATGGTCTATGAAAGACTCTTCCGGCAAACTAGTTCTCTATAAAGAAGGAGATCAAGTTTCTAAGGATGGATTTTTATACTCCGCCATTAAAAACACTATGGGATATTCTCCAGAACAAGGCGAACGAGCAGGCTGGAAAAAGTTAAACGAGTCTAGAATAATGAATTTCACTTCCGGAGATACGGCTCCATCCAACGCCAATCTAGGAGACGAATGGTTTGATACGTCTTCAGGAACTCTTTATAAATATATTATCGATGAAGATACTTCGCAATGGATATCTTTGTAATTGACTTATGAATACAAATAGAGTACAATAACATAATGATCTTAATAGATAACAACCAACTAATATTGTCCAATTTTTTCCAACTAGAAAAACAAGGAATAGATGATCCGGCGGAAAAAGAAAACATGTTACTACACATGGTTCTCAATTCCTATCGTCTATACCGTACTAAGTTTTTGCGAGAATTTGGTGAACTAGTAATATGTCACGACTCTTCTAATTGCTGGAGGAAAGACCTCTTTCCTGAGTATAAGGCAAATCGAAAGAAGGCACAAAAGAAATCAGATGTAGATTGGTCTGAAGTCCATAACCTAATGGATTCGGTTAGAAGTGATATAGAAAAACATCTACCTTATAAAAATATCAAGGTAGACAGAGCAGAAGCAGATGATATCATTTATGCTATGTGCAAAGAGTTCAATCAAATCGAGAATATTCTAATCGTTTCTAACGATAAAGATTTTCAGCAGTTGCAAGTGTTTCCGACTGTCAAACAATTCAGTCCAACCAAAAAGAAATATTTGGTATGTGAAAAACCTAATATGTTTTTGCTCGATCATATTATTCGGGGAGATGCATCTGATGGTGTTCCTAATATTTTGTCAGACGATGATGTATTTGTAACAGATGATAAGAGACAAAAAAGATTAACATCAAAAAGATTTGAAGAGATTTATGACTTGTATACTGACGGATCTGATATGGGTTCATATTCCAGAAACTGGAATAGAAATGAAACACTAATTGATCTATGTAAAGTACCAGATCATATCGTTAAAGAATCAATTCAGTCTTTTGAAACTAGCGAGACGCCAGACAGATCTAATCTGTTAAACTATTTCATAGAAAGAAAGTTAAAGAATCTAATGGGGAGTATCGAGGAATTTTAAATGGCAAAGAAAAAAGAAAAACAGAATAATCAAAATTACCATTCTCAATATGAAGACTACGAAGACATGCGAGGGAAGGGTATTAAAAAAGAAAAGAAACGAAGTCATAAAAGAAATATGAAAAGGCAACTAGATGACATGATTTCTTATGACTATTTTGATGAAGATGAAATAGATAACTTTGAAAGATTTTAATTAAAGGATTTTTTTATGATGACAAGCGAAACAATGAAACTCAGTAAATCAACGATGGATGTTCTAAAGAACTTTGCGTCAATTAATTCTAACATTCTGGTTAAACCCGGAAGCACTCTTAGTACTGTATCTCCCATGAAGAATCTTATGGGTAAGGCTAAGGTAGAAGAAACCTTTGACGTAGAATTTGGTATTTGGGATCTACATAAGTTTCTAGGTACAGTGTCCCTTTTCTCAGATCCACATCTAACATTCGATGATGGTAAGGTAGTTATTAGTAATGAGTCAAATACTTCTCAGGTAGTTTATCATTATTCTGAACCAACTCTTCTTACAACACCTCCCCGAGATGTTAATATGCCAGAGAGTGTTCTTAAATTTGATCTATCTTCATCAGAACTTTCAGAACTCATGAAGGCTTCTTCTGTTCTTCAACTTCCAGATCTGAAGATTACTAATTCAGATGAGGGTGAAGAAATTCTTTTGGTTCTTACTGATAAGGGTGATGTTACTAGCAACACATATACAGTGAGTACGGTTGGAGATAATACACTTTCTTCTTATTCATTCTACTTCAAGGTAGATAGTTTGAAGATTCTTCCGGGGACATATACAGTTGAAGTTAGTGATCAGATGGTAAGTCAGTTCACGAATGATGTCGAGGACATCACATACTGGATTGCACTGGAGAGTGATTCAACATCGGAGAAGTGATAATGAAAACACTAGTGACAGGCGGTAGTGGTCTTGTTGGATCAACTATCCAGAGTGATTATAAACCGCAGCAACATGATCTAGATCTAATGGACTATCGTTCTATCGTAGATTATATTGACGATAATGGAATCGATTCTATTATTCATTGTGCTGCAAAGGTTGGGGGTATTAAGGCTAACTCTGAAAAGTTAGGTGAATTTTATCACGACAATATGGTGATGAATACTAATATTCTAGAGGCTGCAAGAGAAACAGGAGTACAAAAAGTTGTTTCTTTTATGTCCACTTGCGTATTTCCAAATGATGCAGTGTATCCTTTAACTACAGATCAGATTCACTTGGGCGAACCACATTCTTCTAATTATGCATATGCATATGCAAAAAGAATGCTGGAAGTCCAAAGTAGAGCCTATCGTGATCAGTATGGTTGTAATTTCGTAACGGTAATTCCATGTAACATATATGGACCAGATGATAATTACAACTTAGAATCTGGACATGTTATTCCATCACTCATACACAAATGTCATAATGCAAAATGGTCAGCCAGTGACTTTGAAATATGGGGAACTGGTAAAGCGTATAGGGAATTCATTTACTCTAAAGATGTTGGTTACATAGTTCAATGGGTTCTCGAAAATTATAATGATCCAGAGCCTCTTATTATTTCTCCCGACGAAGAGATTAATATTGGAACACTAGCACAAGAGATAGCATGGAGAATGGACTTTGACGGAAATTTAGTCTATAATGGTGAGTTAGATGGTCAAATAAGAAAACCATCAGATAACTCTAAACTAAAGTCCCTCTTACCAAATTATAAATTTGTTCCGATTGAAATTGGGTTAGAACAAACCATAAAATACTTTAATGAAAATTATGGAGAGGTGAGAAAATGAAAGCATTAATCACAGGTATTAATGGACAAGATGGTTCATATCTAGCAGAGTTGTTACTCGAAAAGGGATATGAGGTTCATGGTATTCTAAAAAGAAATTCTGTATCAGAGAATCAAACAACACGAATTGATCATATTAGAAATTATTTACATCTGCATTATGGGGATCTGACAGATCTATCTTCTTTGATTTCTGTAATCAAGGAAGTACAACCGGACGAGATCTATAATCTTGCAGCACAGTCTCATGTTAGAATCAGTTTTGATCAGCCTTATTATACAGGATTAACAACTGGCCTTGGAACTTTAAATGTTCTAGAGGCATGTAGATTGGTTTCACCCACATCTAAAATTTATCAAGCATCTTCATCTGAGATGTTTGGAAACAATATTGACGACGATGGGTATCAAAGAGAAACTACACCGATGAATCCAGTGAGTCCCTACGGGTGTGCTAAGGTTTATTCGTATAATATTTCTAGGAACTACAGAAATTCTTATGGTATGTTTGTTAGTAATGGTATACTATTTAACCATGAGTCTCCACGAAGGGGATCTAACTTTGTGACTAGTAAAATTGTAAAGGGTGCTTGTGCCATCGCAATGGGTAAACAAGACAAACTCAGTTTAGGTAACTTAGAGGCAACCCGCGATTGGGGACATGCTTCTGATTATGTCAACGCTATGTGGATGATGCTTCAACAGGATTCACCCGAGGACTATGTGTGTTCCACTGGTGTTTCTCATAGCGTGAGAGATTGCTGCAAGCAAGTTTTTTCTACGTTCGGACTAAACTATGAAGATTATGTTACAATTGATCCAAGGTTTTATCGTCCAGAGGAGTTGAAGGATCTCAAGGGTGACTCTAGTAGAATACGAGAAGAACTCGGATGGAGTGAGACATATACATTTGAATCTATGATGAGTGAAATGATTGAGTATGAACTAGAGTTGGAGTATAAAACTTCACTCGATATTATTACATGAGGATAAAATGACAAATAAATTTAATGAATATCTGTGGGTTGAGAAGTATCGCCCACGGAAAGTGAGTGATTGTATCTTGTCCGAGAGTCTTCGGGAAACCTTCCAAAAAATGGTTGATGCTGAAGAGATGCAAAATTTGCTCCTGTCCGGTGGTGCAGGATGTGGTAAGACAACAATTGCAAAGGCTATGTGCGAAGAACTTGGTTGTGATTATATGACAATCAACTGTTCGGAAGACGGTAACATTGATACACTTCGGACAAAGATTCGTAATT